AGTCCGGGAAGATATGCGAATACTCATCACTATCAATTATGTTTCTGACTTTTCTACCGAATCTAACTGCTAGTTCAGCTGTGTGGGTAGTCTGTATAATTTTTAAATCACCTCTTCTACCCATCATCCAGGCAGGAAAGTATGTTGATGCAAATTCAGATTTTGAGTGCCTAGGTGGCAAACAAACAATAAGACGTTTTAATTTACCTTCAGCAATCCTGTTAAATTTCTCACCTATAATTTTATGATGTCTACCTTCTATAAACTCTGGCCATAAGTGTTTAACAAAATTAATAAAATCATTTTGACAAACATCTTGTTTGTCTATCTGGTCATATCTGTGCAATAAAGCAAGAGCTTCTTGTTTATCTTGCTCAGAAAGTATATCAAAATCTTTTATTGAAACTTTACTCATATTTTTCCTAGTAAAGACGGGTAGAGCAGCTAGATAGTGACATAGTAACCACTCTAACCCTAAGCGTAAAAACGCCTAGAGTCAGTATATATCAAAACCTAAACTTGGTGCCATTCTTTGCCCTGGAATAACAATGCTTCAGCTTCTCGTCTTCTAATTAATCCTTCTTTTACCACGCCAGAGGCTTTATTCCAGCGTTTAATTTGCGCTGGCACATCTTCATAATTACCTTGGTTTAAAACTTTTAACATAGTAGAAGAATTGAGGTTTGATGGGCCTAAATTGTAAGTCCAACTTACAAGAGCATCAAATTGGTTTTGACTCAATGGCATTTCTACTGCTTTGTGTACATGATCTTCGTATTCTACAATTTCTTCTTCAAGCCAGTTATCTGCTTGTTCTTGCGTACAAGTATCACCCATTTTTACATCTTTAGTTCTTCCCCAGGCTATTGTAGGTACATTTGCCGCGCACTTGTATGCTTCTAATTCACAACCTTCAAACTTTTTAATTAAATTTAATCCTTCTTTTGATATAGACATTTTAATAATCTCCCCATATTTTTTGTTTTTTACCACCGTGATATTCGATTGCATGACCTTCATTAATAAGCATTTGACAAATATCTTCACCATTTTCATCGTAAGGAATACCCAGGATTCTGCCGTATTTGCCTTTTCCAAGTGATTTTACTTTGAATTTTCCTACACATAGTTCTTTCAACCTTTCTTTTGCAGCTAAACCCAGCTTTTTTTCTGCTAAATCTCTTGTGCGGCTCTCTGGAGTGTCAATTCCATGAAGACGAACTCTTTGTTTGTTTAATTTAACATTAAAGCCAAGATCAATAATACAATCAAAAGTATCACCATCTATAACCCGGTCGAGTTCACAATTATATACAAAAGCATCTGGCGCTTTACTCATTTTCATCTCCTTGTTTTATTGTTACTTTTCTATAATACACGACAACTTCTTTAAGTTCGTTTATATAGCGTTTTAACTCTTGCATGTTGTAGGCCATAAGCTCGTAATCTGGTATAGACATAGCAACAAACACTAATTGTCCTTGATCTTTTTCAACTCTAGCCAAGAACTCATCTATGTTTTTATTAGATACTACATACCAGTAAGGATCTTTTAGATCTATTTCCCTAGGCATTATAGGTTGCGCTATAACCCTTTCTAATGGTTTAGCAACAATCTCTATTTGTTTACTTGGTATTAGGCTGCAACTGCACGCCATCATCAAGACTGTCAATGTTACGGCTGTCTTTTTCAATGCTATCAAATACATTTTTAGTTCCTTTGTTAATTTTAGGCTCTAATAAGCCTGGTTTTGCGGCAGCTAATTTGGTTAAATTGTGTCGTTTAAATATATCAAGGTACCTTGACATTTCTTTCTGGATCTCTTGATTTCGACCTTGGAGTTCTAACAAGCTGTTTGTTTGTAAAACTAAATCATTCTGTAAATTATTTATAGCATCTTTTTGTGTTTCTACAGCACCTTCTAGTAAGGCGTTGTTTGTGCTCAATACTTTATTTTCAGTATATAAATAGTAAGAGCTCAAACCTAAAACAACCACGAGTGCTAATAAAAATTGTTGCATTAACAATCCTCTATTATGTAATTGAGTCCAGCTGCGCTTTGATATTCTATAATTCTGCCGTTGTCGTCTCTAAATTTTAAATGCTTTTCTTTTTGCACAATAATTTTTTTTGTTATATAAGATCTGTCATCTTCGTCACCATATTCTTTATTAAAGGATACAGTTACTTTGTACCGCGGCCTTAATTTATACCAAAACCATTCTACTAGCTTGTTCCACATTCTATACAGTCCAAATTGGTAAAGAATCTTTTTTACCTTTAACCTTAATTGGTTTCAATGACTTTAACACAAGTTTGCAGTTTTTTGCAGTTTCTTGCCCAATTAAAATATCAACGCCTACTTCTTTGGTAGCAGACTCTAATCGTGCAGCTGTGTTTACAGGATCTCCAATAGCAGAATAATCAAAACGAGTAGAGCTGCCCATGTTACCTATCACTGCAAATCCAGACTGGGTTCCAACGCCGACCTGGACTGGGGTAGATAAAGTTTTATTGAGCTCTGTAATACCTGCTTGTATATCTATTGCAGCCTGGACTGCTTTGGTTTCGTGGTCTTCAAGATCCAAAGGAGCACCAAATATAAACATACCTGCGTCCCCGATAAATTTATCCGTCATTCCGCCTAATTTTTGCACAACATCTACTTGCACAGTCAAAGTCTTATTCATAATTTCGGTAACTTCTTCTGGCGATAATCTCTCACTTAAAGCGGTAAAACCACGTAGATCTGTAAATAAAAACGTGCAGTATCTTTTTTCTCCGCCAAGTTTTAGTAACTCCGGATTGTTCTGGAGCTGTTTGACTTGTCTTGGATCTAAATAATGCTCAAATTGTTTTTTAATTTGTTGTCTTAACTTGTATTGTTCTCTAAACCTTAAGTAAAAAGCTAGTGATCCTGTAATAAACTGTGATACTAAGGTCCAAGTCACATCTAACAAAGTACCACTGTGGATAAGTGTATATCCTGCATAAGCTGTAGATAACATTATTGCTACAGCTATACTTATGCCCAATGTGATGCCAAAAGCGTGCAATACAACCCATATTAGGCTCACAGAGACTATAAATATTAATATTTCAGCAGCTAGACTCCAATCTGGTATGTAAGGCGAGTCTTGTATTAAAATTGACTCAGATAACGCAGCTTGAATCTTATGCGGTTCTAATAATCCAGATGGTGTTGCAATCTGCGGCATGATTCCATTAGCAGTAACACCAATAAATACAAACTTACCTGCTACATCCATTTCTTGCAGATCTGTTTGAGGTGTATCTACCCAAGAGATCCATTTACGGCCTAAGCTATCTGTTTTAACAGGTGGTATTCCTCTGACTGATATCTCTTGGATACCATTATCATTTGTAGTGATAATGTAAGACCGAGATCCTGTTAAGACTTTAAGCACCTCGGTACCAAAAGCAGAAACCCAACCATCCGGGGTTCTAAGTAAAAGTGGTATTCTTCTTACCAAATTATCTATATCAACGGGTGCTGTAGCTATACCTTCTAATGATTTATCTTGAAGTGTGCTGATATTTTCTACTACACCCTGGGTAAGAATACCACCAATATCATCGCCTTTAATAATTGTGCCAGTAGTTTTTGGATATATGCCATTGGGACTTTCAAAGGTAGCTAGTATAGTAGGACCTAGTTCTAACGAGCTCGCAAAATACTCATCGCCACCCATGCGATCTGGCTGTGGAAAACTTATAACCCAACCTACGCCTAAAGCTCCTGCTACAAGTATGTCTAAGTTTATTTCTGCTAATCTTTTCCGGGGTATTGGCCAGCCTCCTTCAGCTGCTACGTTTTCTTCAGTAATATTTAAAATAGTAAAGCTACCGCTAGGTTCTTGGTGTTTGACCAGAGCGTCAAAAGTTTTTAATTTAAGTATTTCGGTAGGGGTGCTTTGGAATACTAAGGGCAAACTTAGTAACAAAAGTATAGGTAATAAAAGTTTATTCACTTTGAGTTATGGTTATGTTGGAGTCGCCACCGCCGTTAATTTTAACAACATTAGATACACCATCTTGAATAATAATTAAAGTATAAGAGCCATTGCCGTTTAAATCTAATCTAACTGAATCATTTACCTTTCTTCTAAGGCTTATTATATCACCTTGAACTAAAGTAGTTATTTGAGTA